GAAGGATTAATTAAACAAATTATAAGATTTTTAAGAAATGGAATTATTCCAGTATATATTTTTGATGGAAAACCACCAAAGGCGAAGGATTTTGTATTACAAACAAGAAAAGATAAAAAAATAACATTAAATGAAAAAATCAAAGAAGTTGGTGAATTAATTCAGAAAGCAATAGTTGAACCAGACATGTTGAAAAATGTTGAAAAATTTAAGGTTAAAGAGTTGGTTAATGGGAAGATTGGGTTAGAGAGAGAATGTACATTAGAAGATTTAAAAGAAGAATATACAAAATTAAATAAAAGAAATATTTGTGTTAGACGGGCTGATTTTGAAAAATTAAGAGAATTATTTAATCATATGGGTATTCCTTATATTATATCTAATGGTGAGGCAGAAACATTGTGTGCAAAATTATGTAGATGTGGGATGGTAAAGGGATGTTTATCAGAGGATATGGATATTTTACCAAATGGTGGAAAAATATTTTTAAAAAATTTCAATTCAAATAAGAATATAATTAAAGAGTTTAATTTAGAAGTAATATTAGAAAAGATGGATATTACATATGAACAGTTCATTGATATATGTATATTATGTGGTTGCGATTATTGTCCAAAAATTTCTGGAATTGGACCAGTTAATGCATATAGATTAATAAAAAAACATAAATGTATTGAAGAAGTATTAAATAATTTATCAATTAAAAATAAAGTTCCAGATAATTTTAATTATAAAAATGCAAGAGAATTATTTATATGTGAATATGAAGGAATATGTGAATTAACAGACCAAATGAAATTAAAGCAACCAAATATGGAAATATTGGCTCAATTTATGAAAGATAATGAAGTGTCTACACGAATTGATAAAATTATTAATAAAAGTTTAGTGAAATATCATAATAATATTTTATAATTTTTTGAGAATATAATAACAATCTTTCCATTCATTGCCACAATGGTTTGGTTTATCTATAATTTCTATAATTTCACAATTTTGAGATACAATAATATTTTTGATAATATCCATTGGTACACAATTCATTTGCATTATTTCAGCATCAACATATTTATAATTACTAGTTTTTTCGTATGGAATATGTAAGATAGCTATTCCATCTTTTATTAATATTTCACAAAATTTTTTAACAATCTTTTTAATTTCATTTGGTGGATAATGCTGTAATGTTGTCCATGTATATATTAATTTAACTTTTTCAAAATTATAATCATAAAAATGTTTATAATTAATTAATGTATGATTTTTAGGTAATACTGCTGAACATAATTGTAAATATTTATCAGAAACATCAATACAATATAAATTATTACAATATTTTATGGAGTGTCGTGCAATTCTCCCTGTCCCTGTACCAATTTCAAGAAAATTATCATTTTTTAAATCTTTAATATTTATATTTAATTTATTTTTTAAATAATTAATAATAAAAATTGTTTCTTCTTTACCACTTTTATAAAATTCTATTAAAGACTGTGAATTTAAATTTTTTTTTAAAAATTTATTATTTACTAATACCCCCCAATAAGGATTTGTTTTAGCTATTTTTTCCCAATATTTTTCAACGTTGTCCATTATATTATTTATAAATTATTTAATATTGTAATTTTTAACGAATGATATAATATAATGGTTTTGGGTTATTTATTATATGAAACTGTCGATATTAGTTTTAATGTACTTAAATTGGGATATAATTCTATCAATTATGTTTATAATTGGTATTATGATACTAAAAATAATAATGAAGCTGGGAAATTATTAGAAGAGTTGGAAATGAGAATAAAAGAATTAGAAAATAAAAATATTAATGAATGATAATAAAACTCACGAAGTTGTTATGCTCTATCCAGAACATGATTCACATACTTCATATTTATTTGGTTCAATTGTGAATTGTTGTGCTTGTACTTTTGGACGAGTTCTAATATAATATGATCCCGTTTTTAATCCATGTTTCCATCCATAAAATAATGCACCTGTTAACTGTCCATGTGTTGGTTCTTCAAAGAATAAATTCATACTTTGTGTTTGACAAATAAACGCCCCTCTATCAATACATTGTTGAATTAAATTCTTTTGTTTCATCTCCCATACAGTTTTATATATATTTTTTAAAATATCTGGAATTTCCTTGATATTTTGAACACTGCCATTATTTAAAATAATCTGATTTTTAATTTCTGAACTCCAAATATTCATCTTTGTTAAATCTGAAATTAAATATTTATTAATAATGACAAAATCACCTGCCAATGTTCTACGACTATAAATATTACTTGTAAATGGTTCAAAACATTCATTATTTCCCATAATTTGTGATGTTGATGCAGTTGGCATTAATGCAAGTAATAAACTATTTCTAACTCCATATTTATCAATCTTTTTTCTTAAATTTTTCCAATTATACATAGACGATGGCTCAACATTCCACATATCAAACTGAAATTGACCCTTTGACAATGGGCTTCCCTCATATGTACTATATTTACCTTCTTTTTTAGCCAATGAACATGATTCCTCTAATGCAGCAAAATACATTGTTTCAAAAATTAATTTATTTAATTCCATCGCATTACTAGATTCAAATGGATACCTCATTAATGCATATGCATCTGCCAATCCCTGAACACCCAACCCTAATGGACGATGTCTTTCATTTGATAATTTTGTTTCTGGTACTGGATAAAAATTTAAATCAATTATCTTATTTAAATTACATATCACTATCTTTACAACCTTTCTTAATTTTTCAAAATTATATTTGGGTTGTAGTTTTTCTACTAATTTGTCGTAGTTTCCTATACATGCACGTGGAATATCGTTTCCCTTATAAAAAATTTGCGGAACTTGTTTTTTCTCTATATTGTTATCCTTATAGAATTTTTGTCTCTTTTCATCGTCGTCTAAACAGATGTATTCAAAATCATAATCATGTAATAACAATTTGGCTAATTTACAATAATTACAATTTGTTTTTCCATACATAATAAATTTACCTTTCATTTCTACTTTTTCAACAAATTTTGATAAGGCAATACTCGCCAATGTACAACAAGCATACTCTTTATCATCTGAGTACTCTACAATCTCATTACAAAGGTTTGATGATTTTATAGTTCCAAGATTTGATTGATTATTTTTATGATTAATATTGTCTTTATATGAAATATAAGGTGTTCCTGTTTCAATTTGGGAATCAAGAATATTTTTCCAAATTAATCTTGCTTTAACAATTTTCTTACTTTTACCTTCTCTTTCATATCTTGTATAAAGTTCTTCATAATCTTTACCATATTTTTCAGTTAAATATGGACATTCGTCTGAATCAAAAAGTGACCAATCTTCATCTGCCTCAACTCTTTTCATAAATAAATCAGAAGTCCAAATTGCCAAAAATAAATCACGACATCTTTCATCTTCATTTCCATGATTTTTGCGTAATTGTAAAAATTCTAAAATTTCAGGATGATGTGGTTCTAAATAGAATGCAATTGAACCATTTCTTTTACCACTTTGATTAATGTGTTTGGCACATTCATTATAAACTCTTAACATTGGAATAATTCCATTACTTTTACCATTTGTACCTCTAATTATAGAATTTTTACTTCTAATATCTGAAATATGAACCCCAATTCCACCAGCCCATTTACTAATTGCAGCACAATCACTTATATTTTTATACATACCACTTACAGAATCATGCGAACCTAATAAAAAACATGAAAGTAATTGTTGTCTTGGTGTACCAGCATGAAATAATGTAGGAGTTGCATGGGTAAAATATTTTTGAGACATAAAATTATAAGATTCAATAACCTTTTTAATATTAGATTGATGAATACCAAGTGAAACTCTCATAAATAAATGTTGAATTCTTTCAACAATATTTCCATCAACTCTTAATAAATATGATTTTTCTAATGTTTTATATGCAAAATAATCAAATTCAAAATCTCTATTATACTTTATTACATTATTCAACTTCTTTTTATTCTTCATTGTGATTTTGTAAACATTGTCTGAAATTAAAGGGCATTTTTCCCCATGAATATCAACATTGTTAAATAAAATACCAATAACTTCTGAAAATGAGGGTGAAGTATTTTTATGACTATTTGATATAATAATTCTTGATGCAAGAATACCATACTCAATATTATTTGTAGCAAGTGAAGCACATATTTGTGCAGATAATTCATCTAAATCACTTGTTTTTACTCCATCATAAATTCTTGAAATCACTTTTTGTGAAATAATTATAGGGTCTACGCTAAGGTCATAGCACAACATTTTAATTCTGTTTTTAATTTTATCAAAAGAGACTTCTTCTTTTGAACAATTTCGTTTATATACATACATCTTAATAATACAATGTCTTCGTTTTTTTAAATAATAATTGGACATATAATATTTATAAAAAAAGTTAAAATCGTTAAAAATATATATAGATATATTATAAATGATTCCTAAAATAATTTATATGTGCCATAAGGATTTATATTATATTGAAAAATATTCTAAAAATTGGACAAAATTAAACCCTAAATATAAGATTGAATTATATGATGACGCATTATGTAAGAAATTTTTATTAAATGAATTTTCAGAAACTCATAGTCAAATATTTGATTTCATACCAGATGGGCCAATTAAAGCCGATTTTTGGAGATGTTGTATTTTATATAAAAAAGGAGGAGTATATATTGATGCAGATATAGAACCACTTATCCCATTAAGAGATTATATTGCAGACCATGTAAATTTTGTTACGTGTATTTCTTCAAATTTTAATAATATGCAATTCGGGACTAAAACTTACAATATGAATCCACATTTCATAATGGCAGAAAAAGGTGAAAAACTTTTAGAAAAATGTATTTCGAAATATTTGTTTTTTTATAAGGCAAAAATTAAATATGATTATTGGAAATGGAGTATATGTAATTTTTTTCCAGTCATACAAGAAATTACTAAAAAGAAAAGTCAAATTATTGATATTAATAGTAGAAAGTTTCAATTTATTTTAGAAAAAGATAATCAGGAAGAATGTGAATTTAATGGTAAAATAGTATTTAATAATAGATATAAAAATTATAAAAATCATAATTTTTCTCACTAAGTAATATAATGAAATCTACAATTTGTCTTATATTACTTGGTATAATTATTGTTGCAATTTTTGTAAAACATAAAAAAATTAAAAAGTTTTTTACTCAGACATTTAAGAAAAAAATTAATAATGGTTTTTCAGATTTTGAAGTTGATTTGAATCATTTAGCATATAGAAATAATAATCGTGTTAATATATGGAAGGTTCACAATGAATAAAATACCAACAGATTGTATACTTGAAATTTTTAGTTATCTTGATATAAAAAATAGTTATAATTATTATAATTATTTGAATATTAAATCAATAGATAATGTATTTCAAATTAAAAACAT